AGACGAGGAGTCTCCTATCAGTCCAATCTTGCAGGTTGTGCACGTGCTGCTAGTCGCAGTGGATACAACTAAGGATGCCATTGTCTCTATCAGACAAAACAAGTATCACGAAGAAACAAGATGAGTCAGCCGCCTTCGTTACTGCAACCTCCCCCGACCGTTCCGGTTCCTCCTCCGAGGGATGTCCCGTGGTGGGGTGCACTGATTTTGGCGATTCTTGTATCGATTATCTCGGTAATCGGCACGCTTTATGCATCGCGTCCTAATCAGCCGGGGATTGCCACCCCTCCCGGAGTCATGTCTCTGTTCACAGATTCTATTCTCTTTCTCCCCCACATCCTGATTCTGTTTGGTGTTCTGGCCGACATCTTTACTCTGCAGGGTGCATACTCCATCCCCAGTCTTGTCGGCCTCTCCTCCATCCCGATCAACAAGCTCTTTAGCTTCGTCCTTGCAGGAGTGGGTTCTGTGATTGGTGGTGCCGTTGAGATCTACAATACACGCTCGGCTGCTCCTGTCGTCGGCGGTGCTAAGCTCAGCGACTTTGACGGATGTGATATCAATGGCTTCGAATACTTCAAGAGCGAGTACGCTCCTCAAGGACTCGTTGTGACCGCCACGGTCTTCTGGTATTACTTGCTGGATCTCCTCATGAACCGTAACATCCTGGACAGCGTTCTCACCTGGATTGCATTCATTGTGTTTTTCGGTCTGCAGGCCAGCCAGCTCAAGGATTGTAGCAATATGACCGGTAGCTTCTTCCTGAAGACCTTCATCTCACTGGTTGAGGGGTTCATCATCGGTGGCACCGGATACGGCATCGTGCAGGCCTCAATCCCCACGCGTCTGCCGTCGGCAGTTCTTCCTCAGGGCCCGAGTCTGTCGTCGCTGACCAAGCAGGCCAACGGCACATACGTGGACGCCGCGGGAGCTGCATACATTGTGGGTCCGGATGGACGCCCGATCCCGGTCTCGTTCATCCAGGCTGCAGCAGGTGGCTCTTAAGAACGTGCCTTGCGGATCAGCGTATAATACACGATCATGTTTGTTCCCGAATGACGGCCGACCTCAACCCCGTCCTTAAAAATAACGATTGTAGGAACCACCTGGATTCCCATCTTCTTTCCCAGGCCATGCATGTCAACATGAGTGTTCACAGACGTCCACTTGACATCCTCAAACTCCTCCTTCAGGTCGTCAAGTGCAGGCTTAATCACGCTACAGGGTGTGCAGGTCGGAGACCAGAAGTGGAAGGCTTCAACTCCCATTCTCTACCTTATCCACAACATCTATTTGTAAATGACCACGCTCAGCCCGAATGACAGGTGTCTTGGAGATCACCTGGCGGGTCAGAGTTACGTCACGAGCCTTACACATCTCTGCAAACGCCTTGTACAAGTGCTTGTCAATCAACTCCTTGTCCAGTGTGTCAATAGATGACCGAACCCAAGCCACAATATCCTTCTGCTGAATAGGACCGCCCATGATGCGAAGTGGGCATCCGGGGAACAGCTCGTCCACCACCACCGGCACCTCGGGCTTCGGAACCACGCCATTCACGATGTCATTTGCCATCTTGTCCACGATCGCATTGTTCTTAGACAGCTCATCCAGACCGCCCGTGTGAGCCTTCACGTGCACGAAACGGTGCGACTTGAACTTGGACAACCGAGACGTGGTGTCCTTGATCAGATCCTGATGCAGAACGTCCTTGCCCGCGGCGGTCTTCCAGCCCCGATTCATCCATCCCGTCAGCCAGGTGGTCAGGCAGTTGATGGAATACTCCGAGTCAGAATAGATCACCAGATCGCAGTCAATCTCTCCGCGGTCTTGCAGGGTTGTCACCGCCAGCAGAATCGCTGACAGCTCGGCACGGTTGTTGGTTTGTTCTTGTGTGTCGGGCACTCGGTGGGCACTTGACCATGCAGGGTGATCGGGGAACCATGCAGCGTATCCAGCCTTCGCTCCCTTGCGTCCATTGCTTGTGCAGGATCCATCGGTAAATACACGCATGCCTCTTACTTATTCTTTGCAGCAAGTTCCGTTTCAAACACCCGCGGGTCATCCCACAACGATGAATCCAAAGTCCCCTCAATCTGAGGAAACCGCAACGGCGAGGGAACGGTGGTCACGATGCAGCGGGACACAATGGCTGCTTGCAACAAGGGCTCTTCAATGTGAAACCATACGCGGCACCGGAACGAACGCTGTTCCAGAGACCGACGCAGCATCTGTTGGCAAGCCAAACTCAAAAAGTGAGCATGCCAAATCAACAATACACGGACCCGTGTAGAGCGTCGGGCAGGTGCAAATGCAATCCACTGCCCAAACCACCGGGCAAAATCATCCATTGAGTTGGAGACCGCAGCATCCACCTCTTCAAACTCACACTGGTCTGCATACTTGGTCTTGTAGGCATCCCAAAGTGTTTTGGTTTCTAGGTCATTCATACATTCATATAAGATGCGGTGAGGAGGGGGGAATGACATTTACTCGGCCTTGTCACTAGACCCCACGATCCGTTTAACAGGGATATCGGCAGAGACGATGTAGATGCTGTTCTCCGTGGCAACGATGAACACCTTCTCCTCCTTGATACGGGAGATGGTCTCAATCGGCGACGTATACTCCGTGTCCGACTTGACCAAAAACTTGGTGGTGTCCTGCACGCCGATGCAGCACGACTTTGCAACGCTGTCGTTGTAGTAGTCCAGGTAGATCGGCTTGTCAGTCTCAATCGCAATCTTGGCGGCAGCAGCCATAACAGTGGCAGAGGGCACGGCACTCATTTTCTTTGACGCAAGGACTTACGGCGACTCTTTCTACCGCGACGGGTGCGACGGCGACGACCACCGTGCCTGGGTGGATAGGCAGGTACGGCAACCGCAACGGGTCTGTTGCCGAGTAGCTCCAGTATGAAGCGTAGATCACTTCTAATTTCATGCTCTGGCATCCTATCCTTCTGGTTGCGTAGAGCATCCAAGCTCTCCCTTGCCATCTCACCATCCTCGCCTGCAAAAAATTGAGGATCGAGTCCTTCAATATCCGAGATAACATTGTCAAGCTCTCCGAGTCCTTTAGCGTCAACAAGATCTTCATAGATTTCTCTGAGTCTTTCCTCTTTCGAGGGAGGAGGTTGCGGTGCCATTACTAAAGCTTGAGAGAATCGTCCAGCTTGAAGCGGCTCTTCATGTTGAGGCAGGGTGTCTCGGCCTTGGGGATCGCCAGCAGGGCCCGCACCGGATCCTTCACCTCAGGAACCTTCGCAGCCACCGCAAAGACGAAGCGAACCAACGCATCCACATGCTCCTCCGTGACCGGCGTCTTTGGCTGACGAATACCCTCCTTCAGCTCGTCCATGATCGTCTTCACGAAGGCCGACATCACCTCCTGCGGAAGCAGACCACGACTGAACAGCTCGGCGACATACACTGCAAAGGTCCGCTTCTTCTCCTTCTGCTTAGTCCACGCAATGATGGCCTCCGTGTAGCCCGCATCTGTGTGGTGAGGCACCAGGGTGACGTTCGTCTCTGCATACAGCGTATCAAACATCATCACCTGCACCATCAGATCCTGGCGAGCATCCGGGTAGGCCGATGCAATATCCTTGTAGGCATCTGCCATCAGAGGAGCATAGAAGCTCTGCTGAATGCCCCGATCAAACAGCAGGGTGGTGACCCGGAGACGGAACATAGAGTCCCGCTTATCTAGCTTCTCCATGATGCCTACCATCATCTTGTCGTAGGTCTGCTTGGTCAACTTGTTGAGGAATGCGTTCACCTCATCGTAATCGGCATCGTCCTTCTCACGGACCTTGCGATGCACCGCCAGCATCGCCAACTCTCGCCAGTTGGATGCCTCCTCGGCAGGTGCTCGTCGGATGACCTGCCGACGGAAGGACGGCTTGAAGGAGATCTTGAGCTTGGAGATGATGGTGCGGATGACATCCGAAAGTGCAGGACGGGGGCTGGTGCGAAGAGAATAGAGAGTGGCGATGTCCATCCTTTCTTCTCTTCTGTTTAGACAATCGTATCCGTTTTCTACCAATGGGTTCGTGTTTAAGTGTAGATCAACCCATGATGACGATAGGTATCAAGACGGTGAGAGCTTCGAAGTTTAAGACCATCAAGACGTTTCGGGATGCCATGATTCTGGCAGGGAAGTTCCCAGCCGACGATGCTGCGATCACGCTCATCAAGGACGAGATCGTGAGCTTTACCACGGCAGGTGACAAGTTCTACTTCGTAGATGGAATCAACTACAAGGGAACCACAATCCCAATTCGGAAGCTCTATGGTAAATAAAACGGATTCATAGCCCACAATAGAAGTAGAGGGCGGCGAAAATGACTGACACTACTCCTATGCCCAAGACTTGGATTCTGTGGTACCATGATCCAAACGACAACGACTACTCGGAGGCGTCCTACACCAACATCGCCACCCTCTCCACTCCAGCTGACTTCTGGACAGTCATTGATGCGATTTCCAAGGATGCGTGGGAATCTGGCATGTTCTTCTTCATGCGTGAAGGATACCGCCCCCTGTGGGAGGCACCCGAGCACATCCGCGGAGGTGCTTGGTCAAAGAAGGTGGACGCAAAGGACACCTGCGAGGTGTTCATTGACGCCATGGCACACTGCTTTGTGAATGACTTTCTAGTCAACTACAAAGAGGCGATCGTGGGCGTCTCGGTCTCCCCGAAGGGACAGTTTCATATCATCAAGGTCTGGAATACGACCACCAATGTCACGGATCGGAAGCTCTTTGCTCCGACTCTCAAGATGAAGTCAGCAGATGACATTGTCTACAAGGCCCACAACACGAGGCCGAAGTAACTAACAAGCACACTCAGAAAACCACCAGATGATTACGGCACACATGCAGGTGTGGGAAATCACTAAGATCACGTTGGTTGTATCATTGCTCATGACAGCGTGAACAGATACTTGATCTGATTTAAGTCAGCAAGAATTTCATCACGGATATTCAGCAGGTCTGAGTCCGTCTTTTTTATCATGCGAGGCAGCTTGGTGGACAGCCACACGCCCGACTTGCTGATAAAGGAGCGGATGCCCGTAACCGTAAGGTTCTTCACCGGCAGTGTCCGCTTCATCACTGGACGTCCGTAGCGGCCCATATAGACCTCTACGAATGTATCAATGTTGGTGTCCAGCTTCCCAATCAGCTCGTCCGTGGACTTGTGCTCAGCAAATGACTTGGTCTGCCAGTGATAGAGCTTGACCTGGTCACGCATATTGAAGAAGGTCGCCACAATATCGCCTCCCTTCTTGGACCGGAACGTGCGACCACCGCGAAGATCAACCTTCCTCCGGGTCTGAGTCGCTCTCGGGGGCAGGGCCGCCCCTTCTGCAGGGCCTCCAGGCGAGGTTGGATCAACTGCGTCCATTGTCTATATAGAAGATGATTTACGTGGACGACGGCGGCAGGGGCATCAGACACAGCTTGATATCACCCAGGTTGGCAATCACATAGCGGATCATGATGAACCAGTCATTCTTCATGTGCACCTCCAGGTTGTTGGAGAGGTTGGAGCACTTGGTAAACAACACCAGGTGCGGCAGAGAAAACGAGCCACTCACAATCTCCGTGGATTCGTTCTTGCTTACCGACATTTCTGCGGCCGCATCACCCATCGTCACCGTCTGCGACGCAAACGGACCCTTGCAAGAAAATGTCAGAGTGTTGCCGACATTCTTGATATCCACCGTCTTTGCCGACAGCAGGGTCATGTCACGGCAGATCTTCTGGAAGTCCAGCGACGGCATTGTAACGCGGGCCGAAAACACCGTCTCGGGCATCGTGATGTCCGACTCATCGCAGTCCAGCAGGTTCAGGCGATACTTGATGCGACGGCCTTTTTCTCCATTCTCAATCGTGATCGTCAGGTGGTTAGACTCCGCCTTGGAGACCGAGAACGTGATCGTGTCATCGTTCGTCACCGTCTTCACGATACGGTAGAAGTGATCCGTGTTCAGACCCACACTCAGCTTCGGGGCCTTGTTGTTGTATTCATACTGTTCAAACTTGTTCGCATACAGTCTCATGTGAGTCAGGACTGTGCGGGAATTGTCCATGGCGATCATGCGGATCCCATCCTTGTCAAAGACCAGGCTCATCTCCACCAGCATGGACTTGAGGCCCTCGGCGAGGGTGCGGATAGGCGACGTCTGCACAGTCTTTGCAATCACCAGGTCGTCGCTCATTTATGTATCATGTAGGCTCGGTGTCTAAGTTGTTCTACGCGTCTTCCTTCGATTCAGTCTAGCAGGAAGGCAGTTAAAGAACTCCCCCTTGGCGTTCTTGCGGTAGTCGTAGACCTCGTAACCCGGACTGCACTTCTTCCTTGCAGCTGCGAGGCGTTGCTTGAGGGTCCCAGAGGAGCCCTTGCGACGTGTTTTCATTGTTCTATACAACTACTTGGTGACTTTGAGGATCATGACTCCCGAGGAAATGAGGGCAATCGCGAGATAGTCGTGCAAATGGAGAACCTCCTTGAACAGCAAGGTTCCTGTGAGTGTTGTGGCAACCACTGAAAGGCCAGACCACAGTGCATTCGTCATTGCAAGGCCCGAGGTCTTGTAGGTCTGACACAGCAGGAAACCAACGCATCCGTAGAACAACAGTCCCACGGCAAACAACGGTGCATAGTGGATGCTCTGCCTGAAACATGTCATTGCAGCTGTTTCGCATGCTACGATGAGCAGCACATAGAAATAGATCTCATACATTCTTACTTCTTCACAAGGAAAGGAAGAAAGAACAGCACAGCGATTCCGATCAGGACCACAATGTCTATGGTGCGGACCAGCTTCTGCTCACGTTCCGGCAGTTCCATGAACTCCTTCATATACGACGGCGGCTTGGCCCAGCCCCACATCCAGCCAAGAAACGTGGGCTTCAACCGATCCTTGCAGTCAAAGATCATGTCATACCAGGCCAACGCAACATACGCAACGCAGGCCAACAGGAAGGCCATGAGAATGCGGTGCTCCAGCGGCTTGAAATGGGGCATCCAGTAGACCACCAACACAAACAGGGAAAACACGAGGCACTTTGGGTTAAGTGTGAGGTGTGTTCCAAATAATCCGCCGCCCATTACTTAGTATAGGTAATATAAATCAGGGAATACATTCCGAGGAGTGCCTTCAAAGCGATCACGCGATACGGCAGGACCAGATCATACAGCTCCGCCAGCAAGACGGTGGATCCAATCATCAGGGCATCTGCAAGCAGGATGGTCCACCCGCCCTCACTTGCGTAGCTCTTGAAGACGTCAATCATGCTGTTATGCCCCTCCGGAAGACCCTGGATGACTGCGAAGTAAAAGAACAGGTCGTGCAGCAACTGAACGAAGATCGCACCAACGACCAGGGCCAGTCCGTAGGCGTTCGGGAACAGAAGAGTGGCCAGAAGCACACCGAGCATCAAGCTCAGGACATCAGCGGCAACCGCGGCGACCCCGAACTTGTCATACCACAGCTTCAGGGCACCGGTGGGTGGCAAGAAGGAAAGGTGCTGCCCCGGGACAACTTTGGTCAACAGCATGACTACAAAGTCTACCCATGTTGCCGCTGCCAAAAGAGAAATCAGACGCATTACTTCTTACGCTGGGTTTTTCCGTGACTCATGCGAGCCGACTTCTTGCGGGACACGATACGGCCCCACTTGTTCATCTTGAGGTCACCCTTCTTGAGTCCACCGCTGGTGTGGTCGGCCGTTCCGTGCATGACCTGGGCACGAGATCCAATCTGTTTCATGTGCATTTGTTATGTGAGGATATTTTTAGTCATAGAGAGTAATGGAATTTATTCGGAGGCGGGAGAAGCGTGTCCGGGTGGCCCTTGTCACCTTTGCAAGTGGGAGCTACAAGGGTATTGAAGAAAAGCTCGTTGAAAGTGTCAAGACATTCAACTCTTACGTCGATGTGTTTGCGTTTCACGATGAATCTGAGATCGGAAGTCCTCTCCACAAAGATGCACCGTATGCGTTCAAACCCTACGCGGTTGACTTCATTCGTCGGAAGGGTTACGACATTGTCATCTGGTGCGATAGTTGTCTGCGAGCCGTGACCAGACTTGACGACTTTGTCAAAGACATCTCCGCACGAGGCGTCTATCTGCAGCGTGACGGATGGATGTGTGGCGAATGGGCGAATGACGCGGCTCTTCAGTACTTCAATGTGACACGTGAGCAAGCAATGGGGATTGAGTCCATCTATGCACAGTGTATGGGGTTTGACTTCAGAACCAAGATGGCTTACAACTTTCTCTCTATGTGGCTGGGTGCAGCACAGGCGGGGATCTTCAAGGGAAGGTGGAACAATGACGAGAAGACAGAAAGCGAAGACAGCCGAGTGAGGGGACATCGGCACGATCAGACAAGTGCAGAGCTTATTGCCTACCACCTTCGCATCGTCAAGGGGGCGATCATTGCACACGATGAGCCAACCCGTGCTCCTCGATACTTTACAACATGGGATCATCCTTAGAGTCCAAATGCCGGGTTGCATGCCCCGTTCGGATCAACTGGTGTCTCACGCGGATACGTGTGAGCGGATGGATTTGCAATCTTCAAGAACCTCCCGACGTTTGACGTCACGTCAGTCCAGCACGAGGGAGCCAATAAACACACCGTAAGACCGACGAGCATTTCACTCGTCTCCTCCCAGACAGCTTGTCTTGACTTTGATTCAAGTGATACGATTGAAGATTTATACTTATTACGAGTATCATCCTTCAAGAACTCATTGGAATGGTATGATCCTCGCTTCGTCGGCGGCACCGTTGAAACGATGCGGCGACCTGGAAGGCACGCTTCTGCTTCTTCAACCACGGTATAATCGTCGGTCTGAATGAAAAACACAGTAGAGGATGTGTAAGGTATGAGTGGGAGGATCTCTGCAAAGGGCGTAGGAGCTGTCTCCCTTGACTTATCTCCCCTCCGCACAAAGATCGCAGTATAGTCGTGCCCAATGTGCTCTCGGAGCCGGTTTACGCGTTCAATAAGTTCCGGACGAAGCTGGAATAGCTCGCGAATACACTGTGAATATGCACCTGCTGTAAACTGTGGATGAACTCCCGTCACCATGTGTCCTGAACGAAGGCTGTTTGGATAGCGAGGAACGACTGGTTTCACTTTTAGAGTTGTGAAGTAGTCATGCCACCCTTCGCGGACCGTATAGGGCCACTTTACATGCTCAATGAAGAAGGGGACTCCAAGCGATTTTGCATGGAGGTATGCAGTGCACATGAAGAAGAACACGGAGAAGAACCCACCGCCATTGTTGAGTCCGTTGTTCAGCTGGAATACAACCGCGTCCGGCGAGGGCATTTCGATCTGTTACTATAAACCAATGAGTATATATGAACTATACCGCGAGAAGCTGATCCACCGCCCTGAGCGGCAGTGGAACGCAGATCCCACGATCCTCTGCGATCAAACCTTTTCAGACGTGATCCCGACCTTCAGTGTGGTTATGCCCATCCACAACCAGGCAGGCGTGATTTCGCGGGTCCTTTCAAGTATCGTTATGAATACGTTGGGCACGTATGAAATGATTCTGATCCTTGACGGCTGCACTGACACTACTAAGCAGGAAGTGACTGACTGGGTGAATGCACTCAGCCCTCCGCAAAATCTGGTCAAGATATACGTTCATGAGAACCCGGTTGGCATCTTTGAGACATCCTGTGACAATCAGGGCTTCATCCTGTCTCGCGGAGAGTACATTGTTGAGATCCAGGCGGACATGCAAATTCTCTCCATGGGTTACAACATCACGCTTACAACTCCACTTGTAATCTTTGAAGATCTGATCGCAGTGAGCGGCCGCTGCTGTCACGGGTTGAATTCAAATACGACTGCCTGCGATACAGGAAAGGTTGGACTGGCAACCGAGAACCCCCACGTTCTGAAGTCGTTTGAGTGCTTCAACCGTCTTGTGATGTCGCATACGGTCAATCGCGGGCCTCTTGTGCTGCGTCGTAGCATGGTAGAGACGCTCGGATATTTGGATGAAGCACACTATGTCCTTGGAGATGATGAGCATGACTTGTTCTCGCGTGCATGGGTAGAAAAGAAGTGGAGGACGGGGTTTGTTCCGGTTGAAGTCTACTCTCCTCAGCAGTGGGGATCCACTCGCAAAGGAATGCCACCCGACACGCGTGCCTACCTCACGAGCCGTGAAGCCAAGCGGCCTGGTGGATTTATGGCAAAGAACCGAGAGGCCATACACTATCCGCATGCACACGACCGGGTCATTCCCCTAGACCGTCAGGTGGCCGCCGTTCGGAATCTCATGTATGGATAATGATTTCAGGACGTGGATTCGCAAATGCTGCAACGTGGATCTACGATACTCGGTATTCAGATAAGTCGTTTTTGCCGGGCCGTTCATTGACAGGTGACTCTGTCTTCATAAACGGTGACCGTCTTGATGAGTTCGTCAAGCAGAAAGTTTCATCTATTTTTACGATGCACAAGAAGTTCGTGTTCATCGTTCATAACTCTGACCTCAGCTTTGACGCACGTAGCCTTTCTCTGCTGCTCCCGCATGCAGTCCATATCTACGCAGTGAATACATCTGTTCGTCATCGCCAACTGACTACCATTCCACTGGGATTTGGGGACACTACTCTCAGGTTTGTGAAGGATTTCTTACCCCCTACTGTTGACAGGGATATTGAAGTCTATTTGAATCTGACCCTTGGCTCTCCGGGCGAACGAAGGCATACACTACGAACAGAGTGCATTCGGGCAGTTGCAGGCGATTCTCGGGTCGTCTCCGTATCCAATCGCAGCACGGGCGAGTATTTCATGGATCTATGTCGTTCCAAGTATGTCCTGTGTCCAGAAGGAACGGGACACGATACGCATCGCCTGTATGAGTGTATTTTCTGCGGTGCGATTCCGGTTGTCTTGAGTGGACCCCTCAATCACTTCTACCAAACTCTCCCGGTGTGCATTGTTAACAAGTGGACGGATCCATACTACGAGCCAAGCGTAAAAAGACGATCGCTTATGGTCGGCGACTACTATAAATGACGATTGTCATTCAGATAGGGACAAATAACGGGGACGATCACGTCCGCAACCTATGTAGGCAGATCAAGCCCTCGTTCGTGCTGCTCGTAGAACCATTTACCATTCACAATGCAGCCATTAAGAAGAGCTATGCAGGAATCGCCAATGTCGCATTTGAAAACACTGCGATCACGCCGACGCCAATGGAATCCGTGACCCTTTACTTTGCAGATCGTGACGGACCTATGACTGGACCCACACGTAGCTACGAAGTAACGTCCATCGTTCCAGACCACCTGATAAAGCATGGCTACACTCCTAGTGAACTGCGATCCTTTGTGGTGCCTTGCAAGACACTGACGCAGCTCTTTGACACATATGCTATCAAGCACATTGATTACCTATTTCTTGATGTAGAGGGCATAGACTTTGAAGTTCTGAAGAGCATTGACTTCCAGAAATATTCAATTGCGAATCTCCAGATAGAGTTCCTTCACCTGGATAAGGATCTCCTGATATCCTTCATGGCCGAACGTGGATACACTGTAGGCACCACGCTGCACAAGTATGATCTCATGTTCGTTAAGCAGTAAGTCACACAAACAAACTATAGATGGAGTTCCATACATAGTTTGTTTTTGGGTTTCTTGGTTGATTTCTTGGAGAGCACACGGCTGTCTCTAGTTGGAGTAGGCAAGACCGCCCATGCCGCTCATCACGCGGAGCACGTTGTAGTTGACGGCGTAGACGCGCACCTGGGCCGTGCGGCCCGAGCGGACCGTGTTCACGGACACCGTGAGCTGGAGCGTGGCCTTGTCGATACGCGAGAAGTTGCACGTGCCCGACGGCTGGTGCTCCTCCGGCTTGAGCGCGAAGGAGTACACGTTGATGCCCTGGGTCGGGGTGCGGCTGTGGTGCTGGAACGGCTGCACGCGGGAGAAGTAGCGTCCCTCGCGCTCCGTGAAGCGGTCCTGGCCGTTGAGCTGCAGCTTGGCAACCTCGATCGGGTTCTTGCCCTCGCAGCGGACACCCGACTGGAGGATGACCTTCGCGAGCAGGTAGTTGGTCGTGTCCTCGAACACGATGCCCTGGTCGTTGCCCGCATTGGTGTCGAGCCAAGACGCACCGTTGAGCGACGGGCCGTTGCCACCGATGCCGATGCCCGGCAGGTAGGGGCCCGACGGGCCATCGCCCGACGTCGTGGGGACCGTCGCCGCCGTGCCGCCCGTCGCCAGCGAGCCGCGGGCGAGGACGTCCATCACGATGCCCTCCGTGGAGAAGTCATCCGTGTAGTTGAACGGCTGGCAGCCGTTGACCTCCTGGATGAACACCTGGTTGGGCGTGCAGTCCACGAACGAGTCGCGCTGGACGACCCACACGAGCTCCTTCACCGGGTGGTTGAAGTTCAGCTGGATCTTGTTCGAGCTCGACGTGATCGACTCGGCACCCGTGAACTGCAGCTGCTCGATGAGGTACTCGTGCGTCTGCTGGGCGAAGCGGCGACGCTCCTCCGTGTCCAGGTAGATGTAGTCGATGTACAGCGACGCGGCCGTGAGCGACTGGATCGAGGTCGGGGCAACCGCCGAGCCCGTGAGCTCGTAGTACGTGCAGTTGATCCACTGCTCGAACTCCACGTTGATGCGCACCTCGTGGTACTGGAGGGCGATCAGCGGGATGGCCAGGCCCGGGTTGCGGCAGAACCAGAACTGGAGCGGGATGTACAGCGTCTTCGCCGGGGTGCCCGCGCGGGGGGCGCACGTGTTCGTCAGCTCCGAGCCGGCGCACGAGGCATCCAGGGCGTAGCCGCGACGGTCCTTCATGAGGACAAGGTCGTGCGTGTTGCCCACCATGTCGTTGAGCGCCTCGATCGTGCCCTGGTCCTGGGACAGCTGCGTCCAGATCTGCATCCAGTCGCCATACTGGCGGTCGATGCGCTGGCCGCCAATCTCGAGCTCAACCGTCTTGACGAGGCGGTGGCCGATGTAGTTGAGCCAGCGGAAGCGGTTCAGCTGTGTCACCGACGCAAAGTCCACGGCCGGGAGAACCACCTGGAGGTACGTGCGGTACATCAGGTCGGCGTTGCGGTTGATGACGGCCGTCACGCGCTTGTTGAAGTCGGCCTGGCCGTTGAACGTCACCTCAATGGACTCCATCGCGAAGTTGGTATGACGCTTGTACAGCACCTTCCAGAACGTGATCTGGGGGTTGCCGCTGATGTAGATGTCCTGCGCACCATAGCTGACGAGCTGAAGAAGACCACCACCCATGTTGTTTGTATGATACTATGTGGGAAAAAATATTTACCGGCGAAGGCGACGCGTACGACGCGTACGACGACGTCCACCCATCTTCTTGTTGAAGACATCCCGAGGCGAGACCGGTTCTACGGGACGCAGATGCCTCTTCTGCAATGCAAGGAGGTTCGCGTCTGTGGCAGGAGGCAAGTCACCTCCCTTTCTCTTTGAAAAGTTGCGGCGTGTCTTCGGCATACTTATTGCAGAGATTTGCGTTGCCGCTTAGGCCTTGGAGAGAAGGTGGGCCTTCTTGGCACGGGCACGGAGCGTCGCCTTCTTGCCCGACGACTTGAGGCCGTGGGACTTGAGGACACGCTTGAGGGCCTTGGCAGAGGGCCCCTTGCGAGCCGTCCGGCGGCGGCCAGCCGACTGCTCACCGCCCATGGCAGGCACATTGTAGTTTCCGGCAGGAGAGACAGTTCCGGCGGGCATTTTGTTTTTACACCGAGACAAACTTTCAGGATGAACGCAGTCAAGTAAAAAATGGAGCCAGTTATCATCGGCGTTGTTGTCGGGATTCTCGTCTTTGGAGGCTGCGTTCTGCTTACTTCGTATCGCAAGCTACGCAGTATCTCCATGACTCCCATGACCATGGCTAAGTCCTCGTCCTCGGAGAATCTTGCCGACATGGTGGCTCAGGAGGACCCGGAGCCCATGTAAAATATCCATGCAGTAAACTAATGGCGGCGAACTTGACGACCGCAGTCAATAATATAGGGAATGCCACAACTGGCAGCATTGAGGTGTCGACACGGGCAATTGACCAGAGTGTCAAGCTCGTTGGAACGGCCGTCAACCAGGGAGGTGCTGTTGCAACGGCGGCCCTTGAAGGTGCGGGTGCGGTTGCCTCGTCCGCGATCAAGAATACCAGTGAGGTTGCGACAGCATCCCTATCCGCTGCGAAAGATATCAGCAAGGTCGGACTGAACACAACGACTGTGGTGGTTGCGAGTGCTGGAGAGATCACTAACACAGCTGCAAAGACAACCGCTGATGTTGCGAATGTCACGCTGGGCACTGTCGGTGCAGTGGCAAAAGATGCGAACAAGACCGTTCAGCTCAGCAGCAAGCTTGCAACTGGACTCACGAACAATGTGCTGGAAGGCATTACGAACATGAACCAGATTCTCGGAGGTGCTGGCGAGAATCAGGTGCTTTCTATTCGGAACAATCAGGAGTCAACAAAGGCTGTCTTGACAAGTGGCATTGGAACGACCGCATCAACAAAGCAGAAGCTGGACGTTGAGTTTGGTAAGTTCGTCAACAACATGAAGCAATCCGTTATGCAGCTCGTCAAGCTGCAAGCATCCAGCATTGAGTCGGTGCGTGTCTTTATCGTGAAGTTCTACTGCACGGGAATGTTTGCTCGCATGTTCCGGACACAGTGCCCTCCCAAGCCGCAGACGGATGCAGCAAAGATGGAGATGACCAAATATGCTCGGCAGTTGCAGGTTGTCTCTGGAACCATGATGTCCAGCTTTGACAAGTTTGCACTGGATGCACAGTCAAAAATAAAGTTGATTCCTATCACGGATACGCAGAGTATCCTGACCTCGTATAAGGCGATCTTTGACGACTACTGCACGAAAGTTGCGGCTGCAATGGAGACGTATACGGGTGCAACCAATGCTATCCTGGAGAAGCATAAGGTTCTTCTAAACAAGGTCACTGCAGACGAGGTGGTAGGTGGTCGTCGTCGCAAGCGAACTCGGCGTGCTCGTCAGCGTCGCTCTACTCTACGTTAGCGACGCTTTGTTCCGCGTCTCGAACGCTTCGTCTTCTTCGTGCGACGCCGGCGACCAGCCATATTGACCTCGTGGTTCACCGGAGCCGAGGACTTTGGCTTTTTGTATTTGTAATTGTCGCCCGCGTCTGGGTCCCCGTGATCTGGCACCCCAACCGCAGAAAATGCATGCTGCAAAGGTAGCCGAATGTCTCCATTGCATATCAGTCCTACATCGTCCTTCTTAATCATCGTACCAGCATGACGGGTCATTTTATAAAACACGCAACACTAAACATTACTCCAAGATCAACTTAGGCGTGATGTGCATCGCCTCCAACTCCTGCATCCACAGCTTCATGGCATAGGGGATGGTCTTGATCACAAAGTCCGTCTTGTTGCCACATGCACCGCAGGAGTAGATCCCCTCCACAGGATTCACCACCGCCAGAGTTCCGCACGTCTTGCAAAGCCCCGTCCTGAACGGGTCGGATACATCCATCAGACGCTCCTTGGTAAACACCGAGATGCCGTGTGACAGCATACAATCACGTTCCATCTCACCCACACGCAGACCACCATCACGGGACCTGCCCTCGCACGGCTGACGGGTCAGCGACACAATCGGACCACGAGCACGGGAATGCTTCTTGTCAATCACCATGTGCTTGAGACGCTGGTAGAAGGTCGGTCCCATGAAGATCTCGGCCTGCATCATCTCACCTGTCTGACCGTTGTAGAGGATCTCATTGCCGTAGGGGTGCATTCCCATCTCCACCATGTGCTTCTTCAGGTCCTCCACCTTCAGGTGAGAATACGGCGTTCCATCACCCAGCGTTCCCTTGCGAACACCGATCTTGCCGAAGATATTCTCCATCAGCTGAGCAATCGTCATGCGGGATGGAACCGCGTGAGGGTTCATAATGATGTCCGGACGCAGGCCCGAAGCCGTGAAGGGCATATCCTCTTCCTCCATCATCATGCCAATGGTTCCCTTCTGACCGTGGCGTGAGGACACCTTATCGCCAATCTGCGGGATACGCTCCGACACTGTGCGGACCTTGATGAACGGGTAGCCATCCGAGTTCTTGTCCTGCCACACGCCGTCAATGCGGCACTGCTCGGAGTTCTTGTGCGTCGTGGACGCATCACGGAACGCGTAGCCCGCAGCGTCGTTACGCAAATTCACCACCTTGCCAATGATCACGTCATTCTCGTTAATCACCGAGTTGATGATCGGCAGCCCATTGTCCGAGACCGCAGAGTAGGACGTGTTCTTGTATTTGCGAGTGTTGTGCTTCTGCGGCTTCATGAACTTCTCCTCGCGGCCCGAGGTCACGTTGCGGTGCTCCTCGTCCTTATACATCCCGTAATACAGACCCCGGAAGAAGCCACGCTTCACCGACGACTTGTTCATGATCACGGAGTCCTCCTGATTGTATCCACCGTAGCAGGCAATCGCCACAATCCCATTGAATCCGAACGGCATCTCGTGCATCTTCAGGATGTTCATGGCCCGTGTCTCCACAATCGGCCGGGCAATGGAGCACAAGACATACGCGTTCTTGTCCAGACGCTTGGCAAAGTTCCCGGCGTAGACGCACATGGCCTGCTTACCCATGGCTGACTGGTAGGTGTTACGAGGCGACTGATTGTGGTCGGACAAGGGAATGGTGGACGCCATGTGCCCCACGATCAGAGACGGGTGGACCTCGTAGTGCGTGTGAGCCGGCGTCATCTCGTCCAGACTCATGGCAATCCGCAAGGTCTCGGTCTCCGACGAGTCAATGTAGTCAAGACTTGACGTGCACCACTCATTCCAGCTGCTCGTGTCCTTTGGTGGCGTCATGCCAGCTCGGAACACCGGACGCACACACCGACCGCCGTCCGTCTCCACCGAGATGCTGTTCATCAGGGTATACCAGGCCACCGAGATGTGCGGGTGAAGACGACGAGTCTGCTTAGCCGTTCGCAGGCCAACCACCAGTCGGTGTGGGTCCTTGGTGTAGCCCACGATCACACCGTTGACAGTGACCGAGGTTCCCTCATAGACACGGGGAGTGTCAATCCACTGCACACCACCCACCTCCTGCAAGTAGTGGATCACCGTGGTGGACGGAGTGTGCTGAGAGATTGACGTCAGCAGGCTCATGTTCTTCACAATACCCACGGAATGGCCCTCTGGCGTCTCCACAGGACACATGAACCCCCACGAGGTGCCGTGCAGCTTACGAGGAGCCAGCAGCTTGCCCGACTTCTCTACGGGTGTCTGGATACGACGAAGGTGGCTGAGGGTCGCTGCATAGGACATACGAGCCAGAACCTGCGAGACACCCACCTTGGTCGCATTAGACATGGCTGCAGCCGAACCCAGTCCCTGCACCGCAAAGTTGCCCGTCGCAAGAGCCTGCTTGAGCTTGCCCTCAATCGCCGACAGTTTCAGGATCTTGTAGAGATTGTTGCCGTTCAGCACATCCATCGGACGAGGACCGCCCTCGCCACGCTTCCACGAGTCATTATTGACCTCCTGCACAAACTCATTGCGAGTATCGTTGCACACCTTTTGGAACAGCTGGCGGAACAGATGGGTCAGCAATGCACCCGTCGTGACCACACGCTTGTTCGGGTAGGCATCACGGTCATCCAGCGGGATCTGCTTGCAATAGGTCAGCAGCAACCGACGGATCATGGAGCCCATGAGCATCGTCTTGCGGGCATTGTGAACTGGCGTCGTCGTCAGCTCACTTGCAAACCGCACGTGAGGCAGCAGCTCGGAGTTCAGCAGCTGGCGGACATAGGCACACTTATCCTCCTGATTCGTGCCATACTGCAGGTGGTTCGTCAGATACTGAACCGCCTCCTGCTGCGTGAACACCCGCAGCTCTGCCGCATCACGGAATGAAGCCGCCAGCAGCTCCACGTGCAGATCATCCTCGTTGCCCCAGATGATGTTCGTGATGGCACGATCCGTCAGGACACCCAGGGCACGGAAGTAGACCACGACCGGAATATCCTCGCGGAAGCGGGGAACACATGCCGTCAGCGGGTTGCCGTAGCCGTTGAACTTGGAGCTCAGACGGATCTCCAGCTTCTTGGGCGGCATCGTGAACGACTCGTGCAGAGACTTGATCTCCACCGAATGGGTGTGCTTGGATGCTGACTTCTTGTTCTGAAAGATCATGATGCGATTGTCTGCCACCTTCTCCTGGCAGAGGATCGTCCGCTCGGAGCCGTGGATAATGAAGTAGCCCAGGGGATCGTGGGCACACTCACCATACTCGGCCAGACTCATCGGATAGTCCTTCAGCAGACACAGCGACGATCCCAGCATCACCGGCAGTTTGCCAAGCGAGATGCCCTCAAACACATGCGACTCCTCGTCGTAGGTGTCCAGCATCGGTCCCTTGTAGGTCCGCACCACGAACCGGATATCCACGTGCATCTGAGCGGCATAGGTGAAGTTGCGGATCCGTGCCTCCATCGGAAGCATGGGCTTGACACGACCCGTGGCCTCCTGGATACGAGGCTTGATATAGGAGACATTCTCAAAGGACAGCTTGAACTCATACTTGTATTTCTTGAGCATCTCGTCCTGTTCATGCCAGACCGTGATCGGCGGTGTGGACTGCATGATCAAGGGGATCTTGTGGCGAACGAAGTCCTCGTAGGAGTCAATCTGATGGTCTACCATGCGTGCAACGCCGTTGCTGAAGTATGCACGCACTGCAGTCCATTCGTTGGTGGTTGATGTAGGAAGAGTGAAGGACGACATGGTAGCTATTGGGGGTCTCTACTGTGTAAATAAACTTATCCGTTTTGAATAAGTGAATGTCCGGTGTCAAAATCCAAAAGGTAGATCACGTAGAGCCCGAGGTTCGCCGCCCGGTGGCCCGTCATCGTTCTATGAGGACCTTCCCACAGGGTGTCATGAAGGGAACCCGGTCTCGGTCTCGTGGTGGTGGAGAGATTGTGCCGGTGAAGGATCCTACTAAGGCCCCTCCTGTTCGCAAGGGCACTCTTCGCATCCTGACGAAGAAGGGTGCTGATCTTCGCCGCAAGACCATCAAGCAGACGGTCAAGAATATGAACGATGGAACCGTTCGGTCTGCTCTGAAGAAGTCCAACATTACGGTGAATCCGAAGACGCCCACCCACATCGCACGTGAAATCCTTGAAGGCGGCATGGAAGCCGGAATGATTGTCGTTAAGTAAAGTAATGACGTCCATTTGGGGACCTTTAGGATGGATGACCCTTCACTCGGCTGCTTCTTGCTATTCGGATTCACCGCTCCCTTCCGAACGGTCTCTCATGCAGACATGGCTGGATATGTTTCAGACAACGATCACCTGCCCGTCGTGTCGCGAACACTTCGGAACGACCCTCGCGGCCTACCGAAGGCTTTACCCTGGAATGCTGAACTCGCGTGCGGACTTCATGCTGTTCACCTTCCGAGCTCATAACTCAGTGAACCTTCGTCTGAACAAGCCGATCCATATCAACGTCCAAGCGTGCTTTGATCAGCTTCAAGCCAACGTAAAGACAAGACCTGCACGGGACTATCGGGCTGCCTATCTCAACCACGTCCGGCGTCATTGGAGAACAATGCAGGATGCGTCTGGTTTCACGGCACTGAAGAAGCTGAATGAAATGAATAAGGTTGAGATTGAGTACTTTCAGAAGCACGAGAACAACTTCGAGACTCTCATCACCGATGATATTGTTGTCCTGCCGGGACAGATGCTGAACTCGCCAACTGCCGAAATAGCCTCTCCGGTTCGGCTGGATACCCGCAATGCACCTCGCATTGGTCTGTCGGGTGGTCGGTTTCAGGTCAGGAGGTAAGAGACACGCGTAGGCTCCTGCATAGGGTTCCATGGCAAGGAAATGTATGGATCGGTTTCCCATGTGTAGGACTTCATCCACGGATGCCTAGAATCACGACCCTCTTCATAAAGTTCATCAGGGAACACACCCCGACCCGGCAAGATAAAGTTCAGCTGATCTTCAATCGTAAACGGCGGCGTAGGATGATCCCAGGTAAAGCTAGCATTCCGAGGCTTCTCCACCAGGGCCGCCAGCAAGGGTGCTTCCGCATACGGATACGTCCAGCACCAGTCCAGCACCTCAGAGGTCTTGAAATAATGCAGCGTCCAATCCAATGTCTTATCAAATGCATACACTACCTTGTTCCAGTCAAGAACTCCGTCCATGAGATGAAGTGCCATCCGGCTCTCAATCGCATGACCGTCTCGCGAAACAATGTGCCGATCCGTCTCCTTCGCTCGCTTTGTCAGAACCTTCATTTCATCATCCGCAGCACCTTCAAGGCTCTGTGTTTTCATATAGTGAACTGCACGAGCATACCCATCTTCCCGAAGGGAGAACATTCCAATCGTGGGCATGAAGTCGTTACCAAAACACAGCACGCACATCTCCACCCAATCCTCAGGAGGAAGAGGCAGCACTCTGCAAAGAGCGGCAATATCAAAGGTAGAATATCCGGAGTCGCGGTTCTCGCGAATCAGCTTAATCGGGCCCAAGTCCGACTGTGCCACCGAGATCAACACCAAGTCTGCATCCATGCCGTAGATCAGGATGTCCTTCCGATCCTCGGGCTGCATACGACGCAGCCAGGTAAAGATCTTGTGCTCACCCTCGCCCGGTTCGTCGGTGCCCGACAGAATGCACTCGGGAAAGCAAAACCGCAGGGTGTCCTCCAGCTCCTTCATGAAGTCTGTGCCCGGAGAGATCTGGTTCTTGTCAAACAACGACGGCTCGGGGTTCTTCATGCGACGATACCGCTGCTGAACGATCTTCGCGTAGGGAACCAGTCCATCAAATGCGATCAACACCTTCTTGCCACGAGCTACGTCACGCAGGAAGTTTCGCAGAGCGACCACGACACTGCCAATCGGGTGTTCGGGCTTCAAGTAGGTGTGAATGAATGCATTAAAATCCAGACCCAGGGCATCGCACTCCAATGCAACGTTCCCAGTGTCCTGCTGAATATGTTTGTGTGTCCGCAACAGCGAAGCAACGTAATAGGGTATACCCATACCCATAGTACGTGGCCGACGTGTAAGAAGCTTGCCGACGCAAGTCTAACAGAGTAGTAATGGTGATCCTCGGCATTGTACTCCTGTCATTGGTCGTGTTTCTCATGTATGTGTGGAAGACCCCGGTGACACAGCCGGCTTGCTCTACATGCCCCAACCGAAAAAATGCTATGGACTAACAAATGCACTCCGATGACATCCCAATCAACAGCATTCTGAAGGGTGGTCTGATCGGTCCCCTGAAGAAAGGGGAGCTGGTCTCAAAGGGATACAAGGCGACGGGTAAGACATCCACTCGTCGTCGTGCACTGGCTAAAGCGGTGCGTGCATATGGAAAGCTCTCTACATTCCGCAAACTGAATGCGGTTGCTGTCTTGACAAAACGCCGGTCTCCGGCTCGCTCTAAGACGTTCAAGTCGGATCGCAACTGGGTGAAGAAAACCTACTTCTAAGATAAATGGGTAAGATTGACTGGACGTTCGTAGTTGGACTTCTCCTTGTCGGTATTTTTGTCCGGACACTGTTCATGAGCTACTTCGGCGAGCACTTTGACAACCCGTCTGGACAGCGGAAGGCCACGAACTGCCCGGGCGGCACTCGCACCACGGACGGTCACTGCTTACTTGAGTGAGCGTCTCAGCAGAGCTTGGGCTCGCGAAAGACGGGTGCCTGACGCAGCATGACCTTCGTCCTGAACCGCTTGGCATCAAAGAACTCGTGCACCGCCTCCTTGACCACCTCCGGGTCAAAATCCTTGCAGGAGAACACGTCCAAATACATGGAGTTGTTCTCTTCCACAAAGTGAGCGGCAATGTTGGACGTCTCAATCAGCTGGATCAGCGTGTAACCCTTCTTGTTGCCCGACCCGAACATGACCACCTGCGGCTGACCAAAGGGGACCATGTCAATACGCTTGACCAGAGTCGTTGCAAAGTTCGTGATAACCGTAGAGCAGCCAATCATCTTGGGAGAGCAGCCGGCCGCATCCAGAATGAGGTGCTTACCCCACGTGCGAAGAACAGTCGGTGCATTGGAAACGATGGGAACGAAGTTGCTGGTGATTGCCATTGATCTATACTCTAATCTTCCGTGTAAATAATGAAGAACATAGGGTTCAATACGCTTCCGTCGGTCAAGGGACAGGCGTTCAACCTGACCGTCAATCTTGTGTGTATTGCGATCTTCTATATGTTCTTGGGTGTTCTCCTGTCGTGGTTACTGTGGCGGGCGTTTCCTCCGTATGGACCTGAGTGGGAGAAGCAGTCCAACCTCTACCAACTTGTTGATGTCAGCGTAGAAGTCAGCGTGATTGTGATTGCGGCATTCTGGGTCACGTATGGAATTCACTCAATCATCCCAGTGTTGCCCATTAGTGCCGCCCTTGAGGGTTATATTGAGTCGTTCGGTGGACAGATCATCTTTGTCTACGCCGTCTTCGTGTTCCTGGAAGGACTTGACGACAAGCTGAGACACGTGTACCACGATTTTCTTGGAACCAATCCGCCTGCGTAAATTTTCTGACCGAAGCATAAACCATGTACATGTACCTTCTTAGCACGGCCCTGCTGTTCTTCGTTCTGACCCCGGGCATCCTCCTCCGCCTCCCCCCGGGCGGCTCGCAGATGGTGGTTGCTGCCACTCACGCCCTTGTCTTCGCACTGGTGCACGTTCTCATGCACCGCTACGTCTACAAGTCGTAAGGCGTTTTTTCTGTGCTACTAAACAAAATGTTCGTCAAGCTCGCTTTCCTTGCGGCTCTGTTCTACTTCCTCATCCCGGGTGTGCTGGTTCGCCTGCCCCCGGGTGCCTCCACGATGACGGTGAACCTGACGCACGCCGTCGTGTTCGCCCTCGTGGCGTGCTATGGAGGTGGCCTGCTGAAGATGAGCAAGTAGAGACCTAAACTCCCCTATGATAACTGCTGACGTTTGAGGGCGATAGCAGGGTGAACCCACCCCGGTATCGTCCAAAATGGATCCGATCAGGTCAGGCAAAGAGACCCTTGCCGGCTACCAAAATGAACACTCACACCTTCTTCTGCTCTGAAATGGACTGCTCCAACATCGTCGTCTCCTCCAACATGATCTGTGCCGACTGCTGGGAGGCCAACCTCACGCGTGAGCCGCCGGACTACGAGGGCTGCGTAGGCTGCGGCTACTACAGCACCGAGCTCGCGGACACCAACGGATACTGTGGCGCATGCTGGAACCAGCGGTTCGGCTGCGAGTCGCCCGTGCCGCACCAGTGCGGAGGGTGCGAGACGTGCCAGCTCGAGTACTACGAGCAGTGCGATGACCGCTACACCCCCAAGTGCACGAACGGCTGCGGGCCGCCGGCACAAGGATCAACGCTGTGCTACACCTGCATTAACGGAGAGCGATCGGCTGCCTACGCCGTTCCGCTGCCGCCGTCTCCGGAGCCGGACTACCGGACGCCGGACGATCTCCGCGACGAGATTGCTGTCATTGAGGAGAAGCTCTACACTCGCATGACGATCTCGCAGAAGGCGGACTGGGAACGCCTGCTCGTGGCCCGCCAGATGCTGCTGAAGCAGTATGAGGCCGAAATGTGGGAAGGCTACGACAAGGACGATCTCCGCAAGCTTGACCTGCAGTGCCGCCGCTAAAACGGACCCGCTCCAGAACAAAAAATCATTTTTAACTGTAAGATGGAGTGCCCGAAGTGTTACGCATACGTGCACGACACGCTCCACCGACCCTACACATCCACGGTGATTCGTCACCGTCAGGCCATGAAACATGCACACATCCTTGTCCCCGAACTTATACGCCTAGCTCGGGGAGAGGGAACGCCAGACTATCTTGCCATCTTGTTTGTAGAAGCCGGAGGAGTTCGCCGGTTATGCTTGACCAGGACGCCCCTTCCAATTGCAAATCTATGGGTTCGCCATCAACTTCGCTCCATCGGAAACCTCAATGCGATCCACGCGGAACACACTCGCGTTCTCCATGTTCGGGTGCCGATGCCGGATGTGCCCCCTGGGTGTCTCCGTATTCGGATCCCTATCCCTGTGCAAGAATATGCTTCACAACTGGATGACCTTGATGCTTGGAAATCTCCGACCAAGCAAGATATTCGCGAAACACTCGTTCATTGACAGAGAAGGGGAACTTAGGGTAACAATTTTTCAGCTCTTGGAATGCATTGACCTGATCATGTGCATTGTTCTGCCGCAGAAACCCTAGAATCTGATCCAGCTTGTTCTTCTTTTGCTCCTCAGGAAGGGCCTTGAAGTTCGTGTAGAATGTATCCATTACTTGGCATCGTGTCTCCGGTTAAAATGGATTTGCGAAACGGAGAATATCTATCATCTTGCCAAGATGGAGCACCTCTACGTTCTTCGCCTCACGTGCAACAAGTGGTTTATCGGCAAGTCCAAGGATGTTCCCCACACATGTGCCTACTACGACTGCGGCTTCGGTCCGCAGTGGATCCGCACCTACAATGTCATTGAGGTCGCTGAGGTGCGGCCTCTCAAGGGACCCGACGATGTGAAGGAGACAACTCTCAAGTGGATGAAGAAGTATGGCATCGACAGCGTGCGGAATGTCGGGTGCGATGGCATGAAGCTGGACGATGATGAGGAGATCGCCATCCGGTTCCTGCTCCACGCTCCTCCGGATGCGTGCGTCAACTGCCACGCGACGGGACACACGCACGAGGAGTGCAAGCACGAGAAGAACACAAGTTGGGCCTGCCAGTGGTGTGTGTCGGACTACCCGAACCGCTACGCCTGCGAGCAGCACGAGAAGGGATGCCGTCCTCCTGCTGCGGAGTTGCCGCCTCCGAAGAACTGGTGCAGTCGCTGCGGCCGGACAGAGCACACGGCAGCCAGGTGCTACGAGGTCAAGCACGCCGAGGGTTGGTGGATCCGGTGAAAAACGGATGCCAGCACAGACAGAACAACAATTTTTCATCTTGAGAAATGGCATATCTTCACGCATCCCTTAGTGCAAATGGCGGAACCGGCATCCAACATGGGGAGAAGCACCAGATTTGGTGCATTCCATTCAAGCTCTTCAACACACTTCCTATCAAGAAATGGAATGCACCAAATCTGGT